AAAACTGCTTGGATTTAATAATGTTCTTTAGATCATTAAAAGGTCCAAACTTAACAAAGGTGTTGTCCTGTTCTGGAACAAGATTCTGCTTAACTGAATCCTGAACCGCAGGTGCTGCAAATGCTTTCTCTATCTTTGCAACTTCCTGAACTGTAACTTCAAGGTTCCACTTACCTTTTGATACATTATATTTTTTTAACTTCTTTGTTACTGTTTGATAGGAAATATCATTAACAGCACAGAATCCACGAATATCAGCAGCAGTGAATTCAGTTCCATATGATCCTCTCAATCCATCAACAATTTGGTTTTCGGTCATTTTGATTTCAAATGCCATGATGTAGTGTTTTATTTAGATGAACCTATTATAAGACTAAAAAAGGGGTCTTACGACCCCTAGTATGCCAGTTTGTAAACTGTCCTATTCTTCTAAACTTGCAATATGTTCTTCAAGTTGTTCTACTAATTTTGGTTGAGATAATCTTCTATCCAACTCTATACCAAGAGTTCTACCTATTTCTTCTAATTTAATTTTTGAAAGCCATTTTAAATTAGTAGGTATTTCTGGTTCCACAGGTGGAGCAGTTACTGCTGCGACCTCTTCTTCTGGTCTAGGAGGTTCCTGACCATTAGCTACTGGCATTTCATCCAATGGATTCTCATACACAGGAGGTGCTACTGGTTCTGGGGGTGTAGGTGCAACAGGAGGTGCAGTAGTTTCAGTAACTCCTGACTCATGTGTTGTTGTATCTAAACCTGCTAATTCAGAAAACTTACTCATTTGATACTCCCTCATTGATTACTTCTTGATATCCCTGATTAAATGCCTCAAGAAACTCTTGCTCAGCCATTATAGTCATTGCTTCTTCTGAATCTGCAACATACCCTTCAGAAACTAAGAAGTCAACTGTAGCATCATAAACAGGATTATAACTATCCCAAGTATGACTAGGACCAGAATTATATGTTGGAGTTTTACCTTTTAAAGCACCTGATGCTCTGTCCTTTCTGAACTTTTCAGTTCTTGCAGCAGCTTGTGCTCTCATATCTGAAGATAATCCTGATTTTGCTGCTGGACTTGTTGTATCAGCAACAGCAGCTCTCGTATGTCTTGCCTTAACAGCACCATCAGCCTTTCCTATATCTCTTACTGCATCAGTACCTTGCTGTACTCTATTTTTAATTGCAGATCCAACTCTCTGAGCACCTTGCTTAACAGCACCAACAGCTCTACCTGCTAGATTACCTACTCTACTCAACCCACCTTGAAGACGACCCAATAGTTCATCCAATTGTTCAGGATTTTCTGCAGTTTCTTCTATAGAAACTTGCTCTTCTAATTTTGGTGCGTGAACTCTGGCGTATGCAGCCATTAATCCTTCAGCTTCCTTTCCAGTAATTCTTGCCATTATCTTTAAATAATTTTTACTAAATCATATCTATTTATCATGCAACCAACTCTATAAATTCACTAAGGATTTTCTTATTCATCTTTTTACCTTTGAGACTCTTGATGAAATCTCTTTTGATTTGTGCTTTTGTTGCATCATGATTAGGATCAAACTCAGCATCTGTATTCAACATCTTAGAAGATAATCCAAAGTAACTATGATAACCACTACCCTTAAGACTAAATGCCTTTTCTCTTCTCCACTCCTTCATAACTTTCTCATACAAATCACCATATCCAGTGTATCTACGAACAAACTGACCAGCATCCCTACTCTCAATAATACGAATACCAACAAAGTTCATATCTTGGAACTTATCTCTTAGATTTTGTAAAAGAATATCAGTCATATCAGAATACTGAACCATAGCACTAAAGGAATATGTTTTACCGATAGTTCTATCTCTTAAGAAAGTATTGCTACCGAAGTATGAGGTTCCTAGATATGGCTCATCTTCCCACTGTCTTTGAACTTCTTTATGGAATCTAAGAGGTTGTGCTTCACCATCAGTAAGAATAACACATTGAACTTTCTGTAACTTATTCTCCTTTTTGAATTTTGGTAGGATCTGATGTAGAGCAACTAAAGTTTCATTTAAAGGTGTTCCAGAAAGATTCATACCAAGTGGAGTTCTGAAATTATAGCGATAACCATATCCATTGTGAGAAGCATGATAACCGTGTCCCATTATAGAAGAAGTAACTCTCCAGATATTCTTAAGTTGATCATCTAAAGTTTTTGCATTTACTTTACTAGAGAAGAAGTTCATCAAAGAGAACCAATCAGGAACCTGTGCTATATTATTCTTTGGAGTGTATGGTTCTATTCTTGCCATCTCACCACGACTCTCATCCCATCTAACTAGAGGATATTCCTGAGTGAAAGCATAAACTTCAAAAGGAATATTTACTTTTCTACAGAACCAGATTAGGTTATAGAGTTGCTTAACAGTATCCTTCAAAACTGTATGCATAGATCCAGACCAGTCAAGGATAAAAACTAATCCATGATTCTTACCATCTGCAAGTGTGGTTACTTTTTTGAATAGATCCTCATTATGCTTGTAGGTATGAAGTTTAGAGCAATCTAAAACACCAGTTCTAGCAGTAGTGGCACGAGCATAACTGTCTGCTGCCTTCTTACACTCAAACTCTTTTACAAGATAATTAACTTCTTTCTGTGCTTCTCTTTTAAACTGAACATACTCAGCATCAACATCCTCAAAAATATTTGCTTCAGAAAACTCTTTATTATATGAAATAGATTCTATCCAAGAATCATTACAAACTTTGTGAATGGCATCATTAGGAACAACAACATCCTCTAAGTTTAATTTTGGTAGTTCTACATAAGTATTCTCTACACCATCAAGGTTCATCAAATCCTTAAGTTTGTCTGCTAATGATTCAGCAGTTTCTACTGTTGGTTCCTCACTCTGAGTAGCATCGCCCATATCCATATCTTCAAAGTCTTCCAATACTGGATCATACTGAGAAGATCCTTGAGTAGAAGATTCTGGTGTTTGAAACTCTTGCTCTTCAGTTTCTTCACCTTGATCATTTGCTTCTATTTCTTCAGTACCATCCTCTGTTGGTTCCACTTCAGCAACTTGTTCTGAAGACTCATCATCGTCAGAGTTAACTTCATCTTTACAATACTCATAAAGAGTTTGTGACGCATCCAGTACTTGTTCAAATGTTTCACAACTTTCTACTAACGATAGAATCTTCTTCTCAGCATCTGAAAAAGATACATCAACGAAGCTCCCAATTTTATTGTATATATTAATCCTATCAGCAAGATTAAGGTCAGAAATATCTTTATCAGCAAGGTCAAAGAAATCATTATCACTTAGTTCGTGGTATCCATTATAGAAGGTTTTTGCAATTCCTGCATACTTTCTTCTCATCAACTTCTCAATTCTTACATCCTCAACCACATTTACAAATACATGAGGGATGTTATGGGTTTCTCTCCAATCAACATCAGGGGTGAAAAGAGCGTGTCCTACTTCGTGGGCAACTAAAGAATCATATACATTATTACTTGCATTCTCCCACCTTGGAAGGGTTAATACACGAGTATGAACATTGAACTCAGCAGTTTCTACTTTTTTGTTCTCTACAATAAGGTCTTCTGTAGCAAGGAGTTTTGCTAATTGTGATTTGATTTCGTGCTTAACCAACATAGGTCTTTTTTTCTGATGTACCTATTATACGAGAAAACCGCCTCTTGTGGGCGGTCTGTAGACGGTTTATCAACTGTCTGCGTCTTTCTCTTGCAGCACGTAGTGCCTGTGGTTTAAGTTTTCGTTTGGCATCCTTCTTAGAGTGATGCTGCCAGTTTGGAATAGTCATCATCTCATAATAGCACATAATATTTATTATGCAATCATTCTAGAAAAACCCTTCACCTTTTCAAATCTAATAACACTTTCAAACTTATCCTGCAGTTCTGCTTTATGAGATATAACAAATACATTCGCATCCTTGATCACAAAACGAATAATCTTAAGGAACTCATCTGTCCCAAATCCATCAAGAGAACTGTCAAAAATCTCATCCATAATTAATAGGTTAGTATTCACAGAGTTTTTAACTCTGGCAACTTCTCTCCAAGTGAATAAAAGTGCAAGGTCAATTCTCATCTTCTCTCCTTCAGAAAAAGAAGCATAAGAAAACTTCTCATGAATTGGAGATTCTATAGATTCACTAAACTCTTCATCAAGTCTGAAATTGATATAGAAATCCATCATCTGCAAGAAACGATTTACTTGCTGATTGATAAGAGGAAGGTACTTCTTAATTATTTTTGTCTTTACTCCATCATCCTTTAACAGAGAATATGCGAAGTCATGATACATAACTTCTTCTTTCTTATCTGCTAATTTTTTAAATACTTCTTGGAGATTTTGATTAAACTCTGCTAACTTTTCTTGCTCAGTATTTCTGTTTGCATGTTGATCGGTAAGTCTCTGAATTTCCGATTCCAAATCCCTGACCTGTCGGTTACATCCAGAGATGAGAGTATGATTCTTAGAAATGCCATTATTGAGTTCAGTAATCTCCTTTGTTAGTTTTGTAAATTGATGCTCTCTTTCCTCTTCTTTTTGAATTGCGTCTTCCAGTTCCCTGTAACCAGTTTGCAACTCCTTTGCTTTAGTTTGAGCATCAGTAATTCTATTTACACGGAACTCCTCTTCTATATTCTGAGTGCAAGTAGGACATACCGTATGCTCTGTGAAAAACTTATGTTCTTTGGTAAGGGTTGCTACTTTATTAGACATTTTACCCTTAAGTGTGTTTAGTTTCTTTAACTTACCTTTCGCACCTGTTACATTTTCTTGCTCTCTTGTTAGATCAACAACATCATCTGATAACTGCTCATTTTGCATAACATAATCTTCTGCCTCACACAAAAGAGTATCAATCTTAGATCTCTTCTCATCTATTATTTGCTTACCTTGACTCTCTAACTCATTAATAAAGTTAGTTTGCATCTCAACTTTATCTTTTATATTCTCCTTACTTAGATCTAAGGTTTTGATCTCATCCTTCTGCCCTTTAATCTTATCCTTTATCAAGCTATTCATAGCAGAGAATATACGAATATCTAATAGATCCTCAATAACATCTCTACGATTTGATCCTGATAGTTGCATAAAAGGAACAAAGTTAGTGCTACCTAATATAACGATCTGAGTGAATGATTTATAATTTACCTTAAGGATATTCTCCTCAAGCATCTTCTGCATTACACGATCATCTGCCTCCTTATGCATAGGAGTTCCATCAACAACAATCTCAAATAAATTTGGTTTTATTCCTCTTCTTACTTTATATTGTTTAGAATTAATTTCAAAATCAACCTCAAC